GCCCGGCCTCGGCTGGCGTCTCGTGCTCGATCGCCGCATTCCCTGTCCGCGTTGCTCAGGCACGTTCCTCGAAGCGGCACAGCACACAGCCTACTGGATTCGCATTCGGCCGCTCGCGCGCGCCGGCGTCGACGGATATGACCCGCGCCGTTATCATCTACAGCGTCACCATAGCTGCAAAACATGGATCGAGTTCGTCGTGCTGGACGCGCGACCCGCGCCGCTTCCATCCCCATCATGACCGGGAGGGTCATCGGGTATGCCACCACGCACACCGACCAGCGCCGAAGCCAGTGCCACCGAAGCACGCCTCATGACCTACGGCCGGCGCCGACTCGCGCACGGACTGGAGGACGCGGCCGCCTATAACTGCGGCTGGCACGAATATCCCGCGCGCCAGACCACGGATTACGTCTACTGCTTGCGGTGCACGAACCGGCAGACGGACCCGGACGGCGCGGCCCGTCTCGTGGTGAACTGCCCGAGTTGCAAGCGGTCAGGGTCGCTCATCCTCGCCTTGGGAGCGATCGTGCCAGGCACGACACATGCGCGGCTCCAAGAATTGGCCGAGACCAAGCTGCGCGGGGTAACCGAAACCACCTATGGAGGAAAACCCCTCAGTGTACGTACGCTGAAGCTCACACGCGAACTGGACCCCACATGACGGACGCGCCGCCTCTCGTCGGCCAGACCTTCCTCGTCACAGCGATCCACGTCGCCGAGAAGATGGTCAGCATCGCCCCGATCGCCCGGCGTGAGCTCGTCGACCATCGCGTGACGATCACCCTCGCGTCGCTCGATCCGATTCGTACCCTCGGTCTGGAGCACATGACGATGGCGCGCGTGCTCGATCCGTCCACGTTTGCGCTCGGGATGACCATCGACGTCATCCCGGTCGGCCCGTCGCTTGGCACGAGTAGCTGACGGGTGCCACCGAAGCCGTCGCGCAAGAAACCCACAGCAGTCCCACCGCCCGCCAAGCGCCCGGAAGGGCGCCCACCGACGACAGTCAGCACCGAAGCGATCAAGCAGATCGAGACCCTCGCCGGTTACGGCCTTACGATCCGCCAGATCGCTGACGTCATCGACATTCCGGAGTCGACGCTCCGCAAGCGCAAGACGGATAACGATCGAGTTGCGAGCGCCTTCGCGCGCGGGCGCGCGAGAGCCGAGGCGGTCGTCGGGCGCGCCTTATACCTCCGCGCGATCGGTGAGATCGACCCGAAGACTGGCAAGGTCATTCGCGAGAGCGACATTCATGCGATCAAGTGGTGGGAGATCACCCGGGCCGGGCGGCGGGAAGTGCGCGTCGATGAGCTCGTCGGCAAGGGCGGGAAGGATCTCCCCCCGCAGCATCTGACGGTGCGCTTCGTGAAGGCCCGTGCCCGGAGCGACTGATGCGATCGAGATCGCCGAAGAGTTTGAGTACCTCTTCGATCCGCCGCTCGGTAACCTGCGCTATCGCGTGGGCTATGGTGGCCGCGGCAGCGCCAAGTCGTGGGACTTCGCACGCGCGCTGCTGATTCATGGGACGCAACGCTCGCTCCGCATCCTGTGCGGGCGCGAGTTCCAGAGTTCGATCAAGGACTCGGTGCACCGACTCCTGGTCGACCAGATCCACTTGCTAGAACTGCGCGATTTTTATGACGTCTGGAAAAAGACGATCATCGGCGCGAACGGGACGGAGTTTCTCTTCAAGGGGTTACGGCGCGACATCCAAGAAGTGAAGTCAACGGAGGGCATCGACATCTGCTGGCTGGAGGAAGCGCAAGCGATCAGCGACCAGTCGTGGGAGACGATTATCCCCACGGTGCGTAAGGAGGGCTCGGAGATTTGGGCGACGTTCAACCCCCTGCATGAGAGCGATGCCACCTATCAGCGCATGGTCGTGCATCCCCCGGCGCGCTCGATCGTTCGGAAGCACAACTACCGCGACAATCCCTGGCTGCCGGCCGTGCTGCTGGAGGAAGCCGAGCAGCTGAAGCTGCGCGATCCCGACGCCTACGAGCATGTCTGGAATGGTGGGCTCTGGATTCGCTCGAAGGCCGCGATCTTCGCGCACAAGTGCAAATATGCCGAGTTCGAGGTGCCGCGCGACAAGCTCGGGAAGGCGCTCTGGGATGGCCCATACTTCGGCGCCGATTGGGGGTTCTCGCAGGACCCGGCCGTGCTGCTGAAGCTCTGGGTTGGCGGGCGACGCCTCTACATCGAGCACGAGCAGGGCGGCATCCAGTTGAGTTTCGACAACCTCGAGCGGCGCTTTCGTCGCATCCCGGGCGCCGATCGCTACACGATCCGCGCCGACAGTTCCCGACCCGAGACGATCGCCGAGATGCGCTCCCGGGGCTTCAAGGTGGAGGCGGCGCCGAAGTGGGCAGGTAGCGTCGAGGACGGAATCGAGCATATTCTGAACACGTACGACGAGATCATCATCAATCCGCGCTGTACGCTGGCCCAGCAAGAGGCGCGGCTCTACCGCTACAAGACCGACCCGAAGAGCGGCGACGTGCTCCCGGAGATCGTCGACGCACACAACCACACGTGGGACGCGGCGCGCTACGCGCTCGCACCACTGATTCGCAAGCGTGGATTCTCGACCGTGAAGGTCCGTCTCGGCTAAGGAGCTCGCATGACTGTGCCAGTGCAAGACACGCGCGTCGGAATGGTCTCAGACCCGAAGAATGACAACAGCCCCGCGTTTCGCTCGCCTGAGTATCTCGCGATGGAGCCCGGCTGGCGCTTCATGCGCTTGGTGCGCAAGATCAACGACAGTATTCGCACGCGTGCGGCCGAGATCCTGCCGCGCTACGACGCCGAGGGCGACAAGGAGTGGCGCACGCGCTGCAACATGACATTCGGGTTCGACGCGCTCGACGAGACGATCGGTTCATTCACCGGGCTCGCGATGGCGAATGACCCGGTGCTCGAAAAGAATGTGCCGGAGCGCATTCGCAAGGACTGTGAGGACGTCGATTGCCAAGGCACGCATCTCGCCGTGTTCACCGCGACTGGCATCGATACGTCGCTGCAGGACGGGCACTGCGCGATCCTCGTCGACATGAAGAATGTGAGTGCCGTCGTCGCGAATGATCCTGCGGCGAGCGAGCGGGGCGCGCTGCGCAAGGATCAAGAGCAAGCGCTCGGGCAGCGCGCGTACATGGTGCTCGTGACTATCGACCGCATTACCGCCTGGCGCATCGACCGCATCCTCGGGCGACGCTGCATCGCGATGGTGAAGATCCTCGAACCGTCGACGGCCCCGAGCGGACGATTCGGGACCGTGACCGTCGAGCGCTATCGTACCCTCACGCAGGAAGTCAACGCGCGCGGCACGCCCTATGTGCATTTCGTCGTGGAAGAGCTGCAGGACGACAAGACGTTTCGTCTCGTCGAGGAAGGCGATCTCGTCGGCCCGAAATGGATTCCGTTGCATCCGGCCAATGGTGGCGACCCGATCGACCTGCTCGAATCCCGCCCGCCGTTGCTCGGCATGGCGTATTCGAACCTCGATCACACGCAGATCAAGAGCGATCGCCGCTACTCGCTGCACAAGTGCGCGATCGCCGTGCCGGTGTTCCGCGGCCGACTCCCGGTCAAGAACGCTGATGGGGAAGAGACGGGCGACGTGGTGCTCTCACATGACACCGGGATCGATGTCAGCGAGCAGGGTGGGGCAGAGTATCTCGAACCGGCCGGCAATGCGTTGAACGCCTTACGGGACGAGCTGGCCGACATCGAACGCCGCATGGCCACGCAAGGGCTCTCGATGTTGCGCCGTGAGCCGCAGAGTGGCAACCAGACGCTCGGCGAGAAGATGCTCCAGGCCGCGCGGGAAGAGTCGAAGCTCTCGCGCTGCGTGCGCAGTTGGAATGATGCGCTTGAAGCGGCGCTCGGATCGATGGCCGCGTTCTATGGGATGACGCTCGTGCAGGGCGGCAACGTGACGATGAATCGCCAGTTCACGGACGTCTATCTGACCGACAGCGAATTGCACGAGCTCGAATCGCTGGAAGAGACGGGACGCCTGACCTATCCCACGTTCATGAAGATCCTCAGTAAGCGCACCCGCCTGCTCGATGGCGTCGACGTAGAGCAGGAGATCAAGGACGTCGAGCAGATGCGCGCGGACGAGCAGCTGATCATCGATCAGAACACTGACCCGACGATCGATCCGCTCACCGGTGAGAAGATCGAAGTCACGCCGCCCGATGGCCCGCAGAAGGGGACGCCACAGAAGACGGCCGCGGCCGCTGGCGCATGAGTGCTCCGCTCTCGCCGGCCGCGCGGCATGATCTCATCGCCGCAGCGATCGACGACACGTTGCGCGGCTATCTCGCGCATCCCGAGCAGCTCACGCCGAGCGTGGCCGCGAACGTCGTGCAAGAGCTCCTGGCGACGCGCGGTGTCCTCGCGACGGTACGCGCGGTCTGTGCGAGCGCGAACACCGATTGCGAGCGCCATCTCCAGAAGATCACCGACACGCTGCGTGAACTGCGCGAGCTCCAGCGCAAGCTGACGACGAGCGAGGCGGCGCTCTTTGCTGCGCGCCAAGCACTGTTCGCGCAGGGGCTGCGCGACACCCCGCCATGAGTGATCTCCCCGATGATCTCGATCCCGAGCTCGTGTCGGTTATCAACTTGTTGCGTCGGCTCATTCTCTCGGCCGTGGGTGCGATGCGCGCTGGCATCGTCATGGATCTGCTCGCGCAGGACATCTTGCAGCGCAACATCGCGA